CGCGCGTGACGCCGACAGACGTCATGCCTGCCGACGCACTCGCCGCCGTCCCCGACGTACTCGTCGCCGCCACCGGGTTCGGGGCCAAGTTCTCCAACAGCCCGACGTCCCCGTCCGGGACCGACCACACCCGCACCTGACCCGGGTCCTCCACCAACTGCTCACGCTCCGACGGATCAGGCAACACCGCCCGGTCCGCCACCCACGACACGACCTCCCCATCCGTCGCGGTCCCGACCACATCCCCGATCGTCCGCCACAACATCCTGCCCGCCACAACCGGGCCGGTGTTCGCGCCCCGCAACAGACCGCCCGCCCCCGTCAACGCCGTCAGATCACCCGGGACGAACGCCCTGGGCTTGCTCGTCAAGACCGACAACGCGGTCGAGTACGCGACCCCGCGCGTGTCCGTCGGCACGGTGCCCGACGCACGGTCCGACACCGCGATCCGACGGCCGCGACGATGCGTCCCCGGCCGCCCCACCACGTATGCGTCGTCGAGCGTGAGCGTCCAGTCCCCAGCCCACACCCCCATCTCGTTGTCAGCCAGCTCCCCCGACCCGACCATCAGCCAGACCGCCGACTCCGGGTCCCACCCGAGCTCGAAGTACAAGCCGTGCTGCTTCCATGCCGGGTTCTCCATCAACTGCCGAACCTGCCGCCTGAGCCTGAGTCCCGCCGCACGATGATCGATCTCGTCGTACGACCCCGCCACCGGCAGCACCAGACGCTGCGGACGCGGCCGCCGCTCCCCCGGCACCAACGCCGCACCGACAGTCGCGAGGGTGTCGCCCAACGCCTCCGACATGTCCCCACGATGGGACCGGAACCTGAGCGGCCCCAACCGCACCGGATAGCTATCGCTCACGCTCACGCTCCTGCCCCGTCAAGGATGAGATCGGTGTACGCGCCACCGGCGAACTCGAACCCGAGCGACCCACCAAACGACCGCTGCGCCGTGTTCGACTTGATCTGCTCCTGCTCGTCCAACTGGGCCTGCAGCAACTCGTTCATCCGCTGCGCCAACCGCAGCTGCGCCTGCCGGTGCTGCTCCGAATCCTGGCCCCACGTCCGACGCTCCACATCGACCGCCGCACGATCCGCGTCGATCGCCCGCTGGATCGCCGGGATCACCGTCGACCGAATGAACTGCGCCCGAGCAGCCCCACCCGTCTCCGCCGTCCCCGCAAGCTGCTGACGCAACGAGAAGCCCTGCTGCTCCAACTGCGCCATCGACAGCCCGAACTCCGCCGTCCCGACCACCTGCGCGGCCGCCAACGACGCGGCCTCCTTCATCTGCTGGTTGTAGTCCGCCTGCGCGTTCGTCGCGTCCGCGAGCGCCTGACGCGCACCCAGCATCGCCTGCCGCCACCCGTCGATATCCCCGGTGTCCCACGCCACCGCCCCGGCACGATCCCACGCCGCCTTCGCAGCCATCGCCGCGTCACGATCCAACAACCGGCGTCCCGCGAGCTCACGCATCCCTGCCGGGGTGCCGGAGGTGCCGGTGACGCGCTGGACCGCCTCGATGATCGCCGTGTCCGCCGACACGAGATCCCGGTCGAACTGCGTCGCCGCCAACGCCTCCTGCGCCGCGGCACGCAACTGCTGCCGCCACAGCTCCATGTGCTGCACCGCGAGATCGTCGATCTCGTCCGTCAGCTGCGCGATCTGAGACTTCAACTCGGTGACGTCCTGCGCACCGCCCTTCCCGGCCTTCCTCGCCAGCGTCAACGCCTCCTCAAGCCGCTGACGCTGCACCAGACGACCGGTGCGGACCACATCCACGGTGTCGGCCTGCATCGCGAGCCCAGCCGACGACGCGCTGTCGATGTTCGCGCGACGCATGTCCCGATCACGCTGCCCCATGTACCGGCCCAGGTCGCTGTCGATCCGGCCCGCGATCGCGACCCGCTCCCCGGCACGCCGTCCGAACTCGGCCATCACCATCGACCGGACCGACCGGGCACGACGGATCATCGCCTCCTCGCCCTTCGAGATCGCCTTCCCGGCAGGAGACGACTTCGCGACGGTCTGCCGGATCGCCTTCCGGGTCGCGATCGACAACCGGGTCAACCGCTCCGCGGTCATCGTCTCCGCCGACGACAACTGCACCGCGAGGCGGTCCAGCGCGTCGGTCACGACCGAGTTGTCGCGCGTCCCGGCCCCGAACATCGACCGGAGCTGCCGGGCAACGACGGCCCGGCCGGACGCTCGGGCGGTCAGGTTCGCCGCCGACGCCCCGGTCCCCGGCCGCACCTTCCCGCCGGACCGAAACCGCTTCCCGATCACCCCGGCCGGGTTGACCGCCGACCCGTTCCGCCACGTCTCCAGATGCAGATGCGGGCCGGTCGAGCGGCCGGTGTTCCCGGAGCGGGCGATGACCTGGCCGCGGTTGACCCGCTGGCCGGGCCGCGTGTTCACCCGCGACAGGTGCGCGTACAGCGACGACCATCCGCCGCCGTGGTCGACCCTGGTGTTCGTGCCCCACCCGTTCGGGTCATGGATGCCAGCCATCGCGATCCCGCCACGGATCGCCTTCACCGCGGTCCCGACCGGCACCGCGTAGTCAATCCCCTTGTGCATCCGACCGGACCGCATCCCGAACCCCGACGACTGCGGACCACCGACGGGACGCAGCCACGTCGACCCGGCCCGCCCCGACGAGGTGCCCTTCGAGCGCGACGCGGTCGGCACCTTCGTCGGCGCGCCGCTCATCATCGTCGCCGGGTTCCCCGTCTCCGACGCCAGATGCAGATGCGGCACCCCGTTGCCCGCACCGGACACGCCGATCCGCTGCCCGGCACGGACCCGCTGCCCCTTCCGCACGAACCGCTGCTTCATGTGCTGGAAGAACCACTGCTTGCCCGGCGCGGACGCCGGACGCAGGTACGCGGTCAGCCCGTCGCTGCGGCCACCACCACCAGACCACGACCCGCGCGCGTCAACGATCGTGCCGTTCGCAACAGCGCGGACGATCGCGCCGACCGGGGCCTCGATGTCCACCGCGTTGGACGACATCCAGTTGTTGTACGGCGGCTTCCCGTTGTGGGTGCCGACGCCGGGGCCACCACCGTGCTTGTACCGACGCGAGAACGGATAGACCAGGCCCTTGAACGACGCCGACGCGGTCCCCGACCCCGCCGACGAACCACCACCCGACGACCGGGCCTCCCGCTCCAGATTCACCCGGGCCGCAGCATTCACCGCAGGCATGAACCCGTCGATGTCCCGCAACGACCGCGCCCCCGTCTGCCCGGCCGCGAACCCCTGCGAGAACGCGTCCGGCACGTTCGGCTGCAGAAACGACCGCATCTCCCGCGCCGCGTTCCGGGCCGTCCGGCCCGTCAGGTCATCAGTGACCCGCGAACCCGACTCGCTCACCGCATCCGTCGCGCTCGACCTGGCCGACGACGACGCCGCGGACGCCGACGCCGGCGTCGCGGACCCCCACGCCTTCCGGGCCGTGTCCATCCACTTCGTGTACGCCCCCGTCTTGTAGACCGTCCACGGCCCCCAGTTCTTCCCGCCACCGGACACGCGGTGCATCGCCTTCGCGTTCGTGACGGGGTCCCACAGGTTCCACTTCCGTGCCCAGCCGTGCGCGTCCAGGTTGATCTGCCACAGGCCGCGGGAGTCCTCCCCACGGGTCGCGTGCGCGCGCGGGTTGTACGTCGACTCCCCTCCGGCGATCGCGGTGGCGAGGATGCCCGCGTTGCCCTTCAGGCCGACCTTCTTAGCTGCGCCCGCCGCGACCTTCGCCTTGCTGACGATGCCGCCCGAGTTGAAGTGCGGCATCTGCTCCGAGAGCGCCCGCGCCCGCGACGCACCCGACGCAAGCAGCTCTTGGCCGTGCCCGGTGTAGATCTCGGTGCCGGGGGCGAGCATCATCGGGACTGTGTCCGCGGCGACCGGACGGCCCGGCACACCGAACCACTGGCCGCCCGGGGTGCGCCCGATCTCGCCGGGGGACAGCATCGACGGGACCATCCCGCCCGTCGCGAACCTGACCCTGCCTCCACGACGCATCTCGCCGTCGAGGGTGCGATCGATGAGCGAGTTCATGCTCGTCACCGCCGACGTCAACGTGCTGACCGCCGCGGCCTCGACGCCGGCCTTCTTCAGCGCCGACGACAGCAGATCGACACCGATCTTCCACGTGTCGGTCCGCGCCTTCGCGGTCGAGAACGCCTCGCCGAGACGCTGCACCTCACGCCGGTACGCCTCGGTCTGCGCCGCGGCGTCCCCGCCGGCCTTGCGGACCGTGTCCGCAGCTGCCTTCCCCGCTGCTCCCCATTCGCGCGCCTCCTTGCGAGACGCGCCGTACATCTTCGCCATCTCACCGAACGACTGGCGGTAGGTCGCGCGGACCTTGTCCAGGTCCCGCTTCGCGGCTTCCCGGATCTCCTTAGTCGGCCCGTTCTTCGCGAGATCGATCAGCGCAAGCATCTGCTGCCGCATCGTCGCGACCGCACCCGGCACGGTCCGCACGGCGGTACGCGGCAGGTCGCTGATTGTGTCCTTCCACTTCGTCGTGATCTGGCCCGCCAGGCGGTTGACGTCCTCGGCGATCTTCGGGTTGGAGAGCTCGCGCGCCACCTGCGCCGCGGTGGCCTTCGACTTGCCGACCAGCGACGTGGCCAGACCGTCGTACTGCCGGTCAAGCTGACGGATCAACCTCTCGACGGTGCCCTTCGGGGCGCTGCCAGCGGCCTCCATCCCCTTCGCCATCGCGATCATCTTGCGGGCACCCTGCTGCTGCGCGGTGCGGTCGGCACTGCCGAGCAGCGCATCGAACTGCCGCAACAGGCCGCGAGCGTTCGCGAACTGCGTCTCGTTCAGGCCCTTGACGAACGCCGTCCCTGCCTGCTTCCCGGCGTTCTTGAACGCGTTCGAGTGATCGACGCCCTTCAGCAACGCCGCGGGGTCGAACCCGGCGGCCTTCGCAGCGCGCTCCGCCGCCTCCTGCATCCCGGCGCCGCGCTCTCGCATCGCGCGCGACGGCGAGTTCGCGGGGTCCTGCAGGCTCTGCGCCTCCTGGAGCTTCCGGGCGATCCGCTGGCCCTCCCGCAGACGCGCCGCCGCGCCGCCGCCGGCGCTGGCGACGTCCTTCGACATCCCGGCGATGTACGCCTCGTCGACGGACGCCTTCATCTTCTCCCCGAGCCGCGCGGTCGCTCGCTTCAGGCGCTCGTTCTCCTTCCCGCCGAGCGCGCCGATGAGTGCGGTCACGCCGCCACCGATCAGCGCCCCGGTGGCCATCCCGATCGGTCCGGCGAACGACCCGGCCATCCCGCCAGCCGCCGCACCAGCAAGCGGGTTCCCGCCCGACAGCGCGACCCCCGCAACCCCGGCGGCCGCGCCGATCCCGACACGCCCCTTCGTCGACCCGAGCACCTTCCCGACGCGGCCGAGCAGCCCGCCGCCCGCAGCCGCACCACCCGCACCGGCACCGACGGCGGCAGTCGCTGCCGCGGCGGCCTGCGACGACGTGCGCAACCGGCCCATCAACCCGATCAGCTGCGTAACCCCGGTCAGCGCCCCAACGAACCGGATCGCCTTCACGGCCGCGCCGACCGCCACGAACCCGGCGGCGAGCTTCAATACCTCCGGGTTCGCCGCACCGAGCTTCACGACCGCGGACACGACCGTCGACAGCACCTCGGACGTGACCCGTGCCGCGTCGCCGATCGCCTGGATCGCACGCTGCCCCTGCTCCGACCTGGCGAACCGTGCGATCGCGTCCGCCGCCTCGTTCAGCTTCACCAACAGCTTGTCGCCGACGGTGACGGACAGGTGCTGCATCGTCGCCTGGAACTTCTCCCACGGCGTCCGCATCGTCTCCGCCTGCTTCGCAGCGGACCCCGCCCGGAACAGGTCGCGCTCCAACTGGCGAGTCTCCTGCGACGTGGTGCCCATCATCGCCGCGAGCGTGCGGAACCCGTCGGTACCCGCGATCGTCTGCAGCGTCGCGGTCTGCTGCTGCTTCGACAGCTTCCCCAACCGCTGGCGCAGCATCTCACCGATCTCCGCGACACCGCGCATGTTGCCCTCGGCATCGAAGAACGACAGGCTGTACTTCGACATCGCCTCCTCGGCCTGCTTCGTCGGCCGCGCCAACTGCAAGAAGGCGGTCTTCATCGACGTGCCCGCATCGCTGCCCTTCACGCCGATGTTCGCAAGCTGGGTGAGCGTCAGGACCGTGTCCTGGAACGACACCCCGGCGAGCTTCGCCGCCGACCCGCCCTGCGAGATCGCCTGCGCGAAATGGCTGACGTCGGCGGTGGTGAGGTTCGCGGCGTTCGCGAACGCATCAGCGATCCGGGTCGTGTCCCTCGCGGCGATCCCGAACGAGTTCATCGCGTCCGACGCCGCCGTCGCCGCCTCCGCCGTCCCCATCGACCCGGCCCGCGCCAGCAACAGCACGCCCTCCAGCGCCGGACCGATCTGCTTCGCGGACAGACCGGCCTTCGTGAGCTCGACCATCGCCTCCGCCGACGCCGCGGCACCCGACGCGGTGTCCAACCCGGTCTGCTTCGCGATCTTCGACAGCTGCTGCAGCTCGCGTCCGGTCGCGCCGGACACCGCGGACACCTCGCGCATCGACGCGTCGAACCGGTGCGCCGACCGGACCGCCGCACCGAGCCCACCGATCCCCGCGAACGCGGCGGCGGACTTCGCGTACCCGATCAGCGCGGACTGGGACACCTTCTGGCGTGCGGCGGCGGTCGCCATCGCCTGCGACGACTTGCCGACCGCGACCTCCATCTGCCGGTTCGCGTGCACGACATCCGCGGCCGCCCGGCGCTCCGCCGCCGCGGCCTTCGTGACCGCCTGCTCCGCACGCCGGGACGCGGTCACGCGCTGCGCAGCGGTGCGCTCCGCCTGCGTCGCCGCCCGCGCGTCGTCGGCGGCAGCCTTCCGGCGCGCGGTCGCGATCTTCGCGGCGTCCGTCGCCGCCTGCCTGGCCTCCCGGGTGCGGGCCTGCGCCGCACGCTGCGACGCCTGAATCTCCGCCTGGGCCGCCTTCGCCGCCTCGGCAGCCGACCGCTGCGCAGCCCGCGACTTCTCCGTCGCTGCCTTGGTCGCGTCCGCCGCAGACTTCCGCGCCTCGGCCGCGGACCGGCGCGACGCCGCCGTCTGCTCTTGGGCCGCCTTCTGCGCCGCCAACGAGGCCTGCTTCAGCGCCTTGCTGTACGCGGCCTCGCCCTCGGCCGCGAACCGCAGACCGAACGTTGCCGTGAACCTCGCTCCACCCGCAGCCATCAGACCACCACCCTCGTCACAGCACCGGTCGCGAGCGGACCGCGCCCTCGATCGCGACCAGGCGCTTCGCGACGATCTCCAGCACCGTCCCGATCAGCTCCTGGTTCCCCGACTGGTCCTCCCGTCGCCGCTCGATCACCCGCTCCGACAACGCGTCCGCCAACCCCGGCGACATCACCCGGTACTCGTCCAGCGACACCCCGGCGGACAGCAACAGCAACAGCTGATCCAGGGACCCGGGGTCCCCTACGTAGGGTCCGGCTCGTCATCCCCACCGGACAGGAACTCGATCAGCGGTCCCGTGTCCTGCGGCGCGAGGTGATCCGCCAGCCAGATCGCGTTGACCTCGCCACCCTCGTCGTCGACGAGCATCGAGGCGACCATCTCGTACATGACCTCCTCCGACTCCCGGTCGATGGCCTCGGCCCGCTCGCGGTCCTTCGCCGACGTCGCGTCCTCCAGCTTCGCGGCCTCGACGCCCAGCTCCTCCTGCCGCCGGGACAGCTGCCGCATCCGGGCCCTGAGCGCCGTCGACTGCGGCGTCGGACGGAACTCGCGTCCGCCGATCGTGACGACCGAGTCCTCACGCTTCTGCCGGCGCGCGTCAGCGTTGAACGCGCGGGTCTTCGTAGCCATCAGTGTCCTCCTGTGCCCTGTCGCGGGCTGTGGTGGTTGGGATCACGAGCACGTCCACCTGGCCGTGCTCACGTAGCGCCTGCTCGATCCGTGCCGCCGCGATGAACGCGTCCGCGCGGTGCGTGCAGGTCATCTGGTCCACGACGTTGGCCGTGGACCGCTCGGCCGCCTCAGCGGCCTGGGCGAGCGCGACGGCGGCCTCACGCGCGAGCTTCTGCCCACGCCTGACCAACCGTCGCTGCTCGCCCGTCACGCTCATCCGGCCGGCACCGCCGCCGCACCGGAGAACTCGACCTCGAAGTCGTTGCCGGTCGCGATGTCGAAGTGACCGGACCACTCGTAGCTGGCCTTGATCTCGCCGTCCTCCTGCAGCTCGTCCGGGCCACCGCCGGTCAGAGCGATCGCGGGGAACGTGAACCGCAGCAGCTCGTCCGACGGCGGGGTCGTCCCGGCCGGGTTGCCGGTCAGCGTTGCGCGCAACCGGCGCGCCTCCGTCAGCAACCGGCGCTCCTCGTACGTCGGCATCACCGTGCCGAACCCGAGGTTCCCCGTGATCGACTGACGGCCGAGGCGATGCTGGGTCGGGTAGTGCCGGTACCGGTACCGGGTGCCCGCGAGCTCGCGCAGCACGTTCTTGCCCTTGCAGTACCGGACGTCGTCGTCGTCGGACAGCGTGTTGTCGAACGAGAACCCGAACGACGACACGCACGCGATCGCGGTGACGGACGACCCAACCGCGCCGTCCGCGACCTCCAGCATCACCCCGGCGTAGGGGTCCACGAACGTCGACGTGTCCGGCGTGAACGTCTCGACCGTCAACGCGACGGTCTCGTGGTACAGCGCACGGCCCGTGACGGACACGAGCGCGTCACCGTCGGACCCGACCGTCACCTCAGCCGACGCGATCCACACGCCCCACAGGTAGTCGATCTGGTCGTCACGGACGAGCGTCACCGTCGACGACGGCAGGATCGCCGAGTACCCGACCGGCTTGAACGCGGTCGTGACGGCCACGGGCGCAGTTCCCGCCGCCGTCGCGGTCCCGCCGACCAGCCGGGGAAACAGCCACTTCGCGAGCTCGGGGTACAGGCGGCACGAGAACGTGAACGTGGGGGCGGCCCGCCACGGGTACGGTGCCGCCGTCGCGCGACGGCCACGGACCTCGTCGTTGCGGTCGCGGTCCTCGTACCCCGGGTCCACGTTCCCGGCCGTGACCGGGAAGTACGTCGACGCGGACGGGTAGGCGATCGGTCCGGGGTTCGTCAGGAAGTCGAGAGTCGACCCGCCGTTGTTGCTGTTCGCGTCGGTGCCGACCGCGACGAATCGGTAGCCCATAGGTCACGCCTCCTGGCGGGTGGGGTTGCGCGCGGCGTGCTGCCGCAAGTACTCGGCGTGTGCCTCGACCGCCGCCTCGGCCGCCGAGCCCTCAACGGGCCGGTCGGTCGGCGGCTCCGCCTTCGCCTTCGCGGGTCGCTTCGGGGTCTCGCTGTCGCTCACGGGGGCGATGGTGCGCCCCCGGTCGGTCACGGGGTCCTGGGTCATGGCGTCGTCTCCGTCTCGGGTTGCACGTGCTGATGCCACGGCACCGACACCGGCACCTCCAGCACGAGGTTCGTCTCGGTGCCCTCCCCGGCATCGCGACGCGACGCGACGCGCCACGGCAACCTGGTCGGGCGCATCCGCACACCGGGCCGGCGGCCGAGGGTCAGGCAGGCCGCGTCGATGATCGGCAACGCCGCGTCGACAACGGTCTCGATCTGCACGAGGTCCGCGCCCTGGTGCTGCGCCGGACGAACGACGAACGCGAACACGAGGCGCACGTCATCGCGGACGGTGCACGCGTCGACGACGTCCGTCGACGCGACGGGGTCGGGCCACAGGTACGAGGACGGCTGCGACATCCCAGGCTCCCACCACCGGTACACGTGCGGCCGCACGCCACCGGCGGCCTCGATCGCGTCCGCGCACCACTCCAGGCGGTCCTGCGCCCAGTCGACGAGGTCGCCGTACGTGGCCGGGACGCTCATCGCACGTCCCGCACGACGTCGTTCCACGCCGCGGCCATGTCCTGCTGCGCCTGCTGCTCCACCCGCTTCACGCGCCGCAGCGCGTTGGTCCACGCCTTCTGTGGGCGCTGCCCGGCACCGCGCGGCTCCAGCTGGGCCGACGGGATGAACCCGCGTCGCCCTACGGGGATGCGCCGGTTCAGCGGGCCGTGGATGCCGGTGCCGCGCTCCAGGAACCGCACGATGTACGCGCGCGACCCATCGTTCGCCAACGTCACGGTGTACCCCCGTGCAGACTCCGTCGTTCGGGTCCGGAACGACCTGGCCGTCAGGCCGGTCTGGGTCGGGAACCCGTCCCGGGCCCGGGACAGCATGTCGTCCGCGACCCCCGACGCCTGCGACCGCAGCTTCGCCACGACCCGCACCGACAGATCCTGCGCCGGCGGCGGCATCCGCGCCGGCGGCTTGTACGTGTAGATCGAGTGCAGCGCCATCAGAGCACCGGCACCTGGTAGTGCTGCACCGCCACCGCGACGAACGGCGGCACCTGCCGGAAGTAGCTGACCATCCCGCCGTCGGGGTCGACGGACTGGTCCGACATCCGTGCACGCGTCTCGTGATAGGCGCGCTGCGCCCACCCCAACGTCGCGTCACGGATCGATGGCGGCACCGACGCGAACCCGAACCACCCCGTGATCGTCACGACCTCCGCCGGCGCGGGGAGCATCAGCGCATGCGCAGGGTCATCCTGGCGGGCACGGACGAGCCTGGCCGACGAGGTCACGTCGACCCCGTCCGCCAGGATCTCGTCGACGACGCGCAGGTCGTGCGCGAGGCACCACCGGGTCCCGAACGCCTGCGAGGACAGCACGATCGGGTCCGGGTCCACGATCGGGTCACCGGACCCGTCGACGAGCGCGGGGCGCGGCTCGAACAGCCGGCCCGCCTCGTGCTCGACACGCTCCGACGCAGACTCCAACAGCGCGGTGAGGACCGAGTCCTCGGACCCGCCGCCCGCCACGTTCAGGCGGGCCTTCAGCTGTTCGAGCGTGGCGAGCACGACCGGGCCGCGCTACTTGCTCTCGTCGGGTGCCGTCCGCGCCTTGCCGCGCGGGCGACGCCCCGACCTCGGGGCGTCCTCGTCGGCCCCTTCGGGGGCGACGACCTTCCAGCCGGGCTGCAGCGGATCGCCCTTCCGCACCCGGCGACGCACACCGACCGCGTCGATCACGTGACCGTCACGGTCGGCGGTGGGGACGGACAGATCGCGCCCGTCCCCGTCCAAGATCTGGACCGCCATCGGTCAGACCGAGATCGTGCCGAACGCCTGCGGACGACGCACGCCGAACCCGGCCCGCATCTCCGCCAGGAGCGCGATCAGGTTCCGACGGAAGAAGTCCGCGTGGCTGTCGGACGCGTTGACGGTGATGCCCTCCCGCAGGTACAGCTGCGCCTGCGAGAAGTCGCCGATGATCGGGGAGCCGGCCGGCACCACGGGGGTGATGCGGACCGGGAGGCCCCACAGCGTCGACGCGCCGGCCTGCGACGGCGGACCGAACATGAACTCGCCGGTGTCGACGACCGTCGGCGGAACGACCGGCGTGCCGCCCGGGTCACCGGGGTCGGTCATCGCGACCGACGACCGCATCAGCCGGATCGCCTCCCAGTCGCTGGGGTGCATCACGATCAGCGTCGGCTCGATGAACCCCAGCCGGATGCCGGTCAGCGCCTTGTGCAGCGCCACGATCACGCTGTCCGCCCCGATGGTCTGGTCGACGATCCCGGTCGTGTTCAGGATGCCGCGCAGATGCCCGGTCGACCCGTTCCCGGCGGCGATCTCGCCCTCCAGGAACTTCAGGAGGCCGTACCGCATCTCCGCGTCGATGATGCCCTCCAGCTGCGGAACGTCCGCGAACTGGTTCTTGTGCACCGGCAGGAAGTGCGCGAGCGTCTCGACGTCCGCCGTCTTCGTCGTGAACGTGTACTCCGACTCCGGCTTCAGGCCGGCGTCGGCGGCGGTGACGGCGGGGCTGCCCGACCCGATCGCGTCAGCCGTGATCGGGTCCGGGATGATCTCGACGTTGTGCCCGGCCGTGAGCTGCTGCACGTACTTCACCGAGTCCGTGGACACGGGGATGGTCTGCACCATCTGCGTCAGCACGATCGGCCGCTGCAGCAGACCGAGGTACGGCTGGATATCCGGCTCCTTGAACGCCCCGGCCGACGTCGAGCCGCCCGAGATCAGCGTCTTGAACTCGGTCTTCGACATCGCCTTCCCGAGCGCGACGGTGCCACCGATCCCCGCGGACGACGTCAGCACCCCGGAGTCCTGCAGAGCCTTGTACCCGTCGGACTCCACGATCCGACGTCCCAGCGCGACCTGGTCGGGCGACGGGGCCGACTTGCCGGCGAGCGCGGACGCGACCGCCGCCGCGAGCTCCTCGGGGTTGTCGCCACGCGGCTCGCCGGTGCCGGGGTCCGTCGGCACGCCAAGGGTGCGGGCGAGCGTCTTGCGCTGCGCCTTCAGCTCCTCGACCTTGTCCCGCTCCGCGTCGAGGGTCGCGAACAGGCCGTCGGCCTCGTCGACCATCGCCTTGAACTCGTCGGTGCCGGGCTCGGGGGCGCTGTCACCGACGAGCTCGGCGCGCCGCTCGCGCGCCTTCTCCTCCGCGTCGCGGGCCTTCTCGTTGTGCTCCGCGATCTTCTGATCGAGTCGCGTCAGGGTGCTACTCATAGGTTCCCTCGTTGGTCAGCGCCGGCCCAGCAGGACGGCGACGTAGTGCTCCCGCGCCGCCCGGTCCATCCGGTCGGCCGCTGACTTCGCCCCCGTGCTCCACGGGGGCCGTGCATCGCGAACGCCAGGCCGAACCCGGGGGTCCACGCCCTTGACGTCCAGCAGTTCGGTGTCGGGGTTCACCCCGACGAGGCACGGACCGACCTCGTGCAACTTCAGGTCGGTCAACCGCCGGATCTCCCCGGCCCACGCGTTCGGGTGGTCGGACTCCTCGACGGAGTAGCCGCGCACGTCGTACCCGAACGAGAACTGCCGCAGCGGCGGCAGCCCGTCGCCGCCCACGCGCGACATCGCGGCGTAGATCGAGTCCGCGAGCTGCACGTCACCGACGAACAGCTGCCCGTCGATCACCAGGCCGTCGTCGGTCTCCTCCGCCGCGAGGGTCGCGCCGACCGGTGGGGTCGACCACTGGTGCGACCACACGATCGGTGGCAGCCCGTCCTCGGACAGCGTGCGGGTGAACGCGCCCTTCTCGACGACGTCGCCGTACGCGTCGACGTTCCCGAACACGCTGACGAGCGCCCGGAACCGGCCGCGGTCGTTCCCGTCACCGGCGGCCTCGACCGACTTGACGCTGTGGGTGGTGAGCCGATCCACACGGCGAGCGTGCGGCCCGGGGCGGTCACGCCACCCGCCGCTACGACCCCTGATCCTGCGGGCCGTCCAGCGGTTCGGGGGCGGTCAGCATCGACAGCGGCACGAGGTTGTTCGCCATCACGAGCGGCTCATCGGCCGCGGCCTCGACGAACCGTGGCCGGTTCTCCAGGTCCCGCACGTCGTTCAAGGTCAGCACCCCCGCGTTGATCGCGGTCTGGTAAGCGGCCATCCGCTTCGTGATGTCGCCGCGCGTCACGTCGTTCAGGTCGAACTCGGTGTAGTGCTCGCCGGGGTCCGGGTTGCCGATCATCTGGACCGTCGTCTCGGTCTGCAGCAACTCCAGCCACGGCGGCAGCACCGTCCGGAACAACGCCTCGCCCTGCTCCGTCACGTTGCTGTAGGTGCCGTGCTCCAGGTCACCGGCGATCGTCGGCGGCAGCCCGTACACCGCCATGACCTCCTCACGGTTCAGCTTCCGCTGGTCGATCAGCGCCGCCTCGACCGGGGTCTGCGACTCGATCGGCTTGATGTCCGCGACACCGGACCCGAGCACGATCGGCCTGCCGGCGTTCTCCGGACCGGCGTACCGGGCGACGATCTGCTCCCGCAGCTGCTCGACGACCTCGGGGGTCTGCTTCTGCGACCCGTCCTTCTGCAGGATCGCCGCGAACCCGACCCGCGTCCCGTTCCGGAAGTTGCTCTCGCCCCACCGCTGCGCGGCGTCCTCGTTCCGCAACGTCACGCCAAGGTGCTCCAGCGGCGACACGCCGAGCGGGCCGGGCCGGTACCCGGCCCACCGGTAATGGATGACCTCGGACGGGTCGAGGAGGACCGGGTCGGTGTTCGGCGGCCGGTACTCCCACAGCACGACGTCGCCGTCGAGGATGTACGGCACGACCCACCGCCAGTCCAGTGCGCGCAGCCCCGGGCGGCCGTCGGCGCAGGTCACCATGCGCTCCAGGTGGTTCCCGTCGACGAGGAGCCCGACCGCCGCCTCGAACTTCAGCTGCGTCTGGGTGCGCCGCACGTCCGGGCGACGCAACCGTTGCGCCGCGGGAGAGTCGCGGTCGCGGACCCGGCCGGCGTCGCCGTCACGGCGGTAGACCTTCCACGGCAACCTCGCGATCTGGCGGGCCATGTAGTTGACGCACACCGCGACCCACGGCTGCTCGACAGCGAGCTGTCGGCACGTGACGTTTCGCCCGTCGAGCATCCGGGCGGTCGACACGGTCGATCCTGCGGACCACGGCACCGAGGGGCGGGGGAGGCGGGACTCCCGACCGGACGGCAGGATGATGCGATCGCCGGGGCCTGCGAGGACGGGCATGCGACGAGCGTGCGCCCGTCAGCGGTCACGGCCGCCCGGACACGTCCTGCACGAACGCGACGTGCGACGTGGGGATCAGCACCTGGCCGTCCAGCGGCACCCAGCCGCCCTCCTGGCCGTACCGGCACCCGTCGAGCTTCAACCACTTCGCGCCCGGCCGATCTCCCTCGATCAGCACGCCGCGCACGGACTGGTCGTCCGGCCGGGTGGTGTGCACGATGACCTCGCGTGCGAGGGTCAGCCCACGGTTCGCCCATGCCTCGCGGCACGTCACGACCCCGACCACGACGACGATGGCGAACGAGAGGCAGGCGAGGACGAGCAGCGCGACGAGCATGCGCCCACCGTCCCGCCGCCGTCGGTCACGTACCCGGATCGGCGCGCGCGAGGATGTCGGCGACCGTCAAGGTCTGATCGCCACGCCCGTACCGCATGGCCGGGTCCGGTCCGGTTCCGTGCCCGAGCTCGACAAGCTCGCCCACCTCGACGAGCGCCGCCACCACCTGGAGGTGCAGCCCAATGTGGAGAATCTGACCTGGAGCCGCGTCGCTGACCGCCCGGTGCAGTTCGTTCGCGGAGAACGACTCCTGCCGACTGGCGAGGTTGAGCGCCAAGTGACGAACGAGATCGAACTCCGCAGGGTTCATCACTCCAGTCTAGGCGGCGATGTAGTCGTAGTCCGGGTCCTCCTCGACCGCGGTCCCGACCGCCAGCGCCATCGCCAACCCGATCGCCGCGTCGATGCACCGGTAGTTCCGCTCCTCACCACGCCGCCGGCGCGCCACCCCACCCGACCGTGGCTTCTCCAACCGGAACATCTCCTCGTCATCCCCCGACAACGGAGCCGCCGCGGCCCGCAGCACCTGGCGGGTCAGCGTCTCCCCGTCACCGTCGTGGCCGTCCGCGCCGCCCCACGCCAACCCACCGGTTCGCACGGCCTCGACGAGGCGCATCGCGGCGGTCGCCATCGCCCCGGCGGACTGCGAGTACTCCACCGCCTCGTCCACGATCCCGTTCCCGGTGCCGTCCGCGGCGAGGTCCGCTTCGAGCTCCTGGGCGAGCTGCTGCCCGCCGTGGTTCGGGTCGACGACGAGGGTCACGCGGTAGCGGTCCGCGTACCAGCGCATCGCGCCCTTCACGCGGTCCGCGTCGATCGACGTGCCGTCCCTGGGCGGGACCATGATGATGACCCGGCCGACCACCCACCGGTCGTTCTCGTCGTCCCACCAGATCGGGACCATCGCGAGCGTGTCCCACTTCCACGCCAGGTCGACGCCCAGGATGATGTCCGCCCCGTCCGGGATCGTCGCGTTCGGGTCGTGGCAGGCGTCCCACTCGGGCTTCGACACCGCGGCCTCGTCGCCGGTGGACCACAGGTTGCACGTCAACCGCATCCACTTCCCGAGCGTCATCGACGGGGACATGCGGCGGCGCTTCAGCTTCGCGATCGTGATGGTGCCGAGCGGGTTCGCGGCCTTCACGAGCTGCAGGTCGTTCGGATCGTCGTCGGGGCGGAGGGCCCACTGGTGCAGCGCCGCGCCACCCTCCCGGTCGTGGCAGTACACGTACCGGCCGTCGGTCGTGACGACGTGGTCGAGGAGGTTCGCGCGCAACCGGCCCAGCGGCGTGTCCTCGTCATCCCCGGCGGTCGAGATCACGACGAGCTGCCCGTCGCGCTTGTCCAGGCCGTCGCGGAACACCGAGTACAGCCCGTCGGTGGGGTGCCGGTGGTACTCGTCGACGAGCGCCAACGTGGGGCCGACACCATCCTGCGTCGCCGCATCGGCCGCGCGGACTTCGATGATCCCGCCGTCATCGGGGCGGACGATCCGCTTGTACCCCGGCTGCACGTCGACGAGTTCGGACAGCTCGCCGCCCCGGGCGGCGTCACGCCTGACGAACCCCCACGCGTGGCGGAACATCTCCCCGGCCTGCTGCGCCGACGCCGCCCCGATGTAGCAGCGGGCCTCCGCGGTCGTGAGGAGATGCCAGAGCGCGATAGCGGACAGCAGCGTCGTCTTGCCGTTCCCCTTCGGGATCAGCACGACCGTCTCCACGATCCGGTCGACGAGAATCGACCGGGCGATCCCACGCTGCCAGTCCTCCAACACGAACGGGGTACCGCGGTCCGTGACGAGCAGCGAGCAGAACGCCGCGAACGCGTCGACCGGATCGACCAACACGAACGGCGCGTCACGCGCCTCGACCGTCGACACCGGTCACCCCTTGCCGGGCGACTGCCCCTGCGCCCGCACCGTCTCCAACAACGACCTGAGCGGCTGCGTCGCCTCGTTCGGGACCTGCTCACGATCCCTGGCCTGCTCCGACTCCGCATGCGCACGCTGCGACGGCTTCGCCCACCGCTCCGGCGCCTGCCGCTCCAGCATCCACGCCGCCGCACGCCAATCGCCGTCGTCACCGGACGCGGCCTTCGCGATCTGCGCCACCCGCGTCGCCTCACCGGACGACATCGCGGCCTCGATGCGCTGACGGAACACCCGGTACGGCGCGAACCGCGGCTCGTCCCGCAGCCCCTTCGTCATCCAATCGTTGAACGTCGACCGCCCCAACCCGACAACCTGGCACGCGATCTCGATGTAGTTCCCCGACCGCAGCAGCCGCTCCAACCCGGCGGTCAGATCCTCCGTCACGTTGTCCGGCCGCGACGCCGGCTGCTTCCGACGATCCGACCGCGACTTCGCGCCGCCGAGGTGCACGGTGCACAGCTCGGACCCCGGGACCGGCCGCAACCGGCACGGCCTTCCGCGAACCGTCGTCGCCGAGCACCGCCGGTCCAGATCCCCCGGGGCGTTAGCCATCGTCGCGCTCCAGCACCGCGGTCCGGCCGGTGTGGCGCTCCCACCGGTCCACGATCACGTCCGCGTACCGAGGGTCGAGCTCGATCGCCCGCGCCTTCCGACCCATGTTCTCCGCCGCGATCACCGCGGTGCCCGACCCACCGAACGGCTCGATCACGACGGCCCCCGGCATGGACGAGTTGGACATCGCGCGCTCGTAGAGCTCGACCGGCTTCATCGTCGGGTGCTCACGGTTCGCCTTCGGCCGCTCGATCTTCCAGAGCGTCGTCTGCTTCCTGCCGCCCCGCCACAGGTGCGTGCCCTTCGTCCACCCGTACAGGATCGGCTCGTGATCGACGGCCACGCCGTCAAACCGCGGAACCTCCGGGCGCTCGCCGCCCTCCTCGGCTGGCTTCTCGCCGGAAAGGATCGGCTCGTGCTGGTAGTGGTAGTCCGACCGGCCGAGCACGAGCGAGTCCTTCGCCCAAATCAGCTGGTGCCGCAGCGGAAGCCCGGCCTCAACCATCGCGCCCATGAGGCCGAACAGCTCCGCGCCCGACGGGCCGGTCACGTAGTACGCGGCCCCCGGCTTCATCTGGGCGGCGGCGAGCGACAGCGACTCGCGCCAGAGCGCGCCCATCCCATCGGCGTCGAGCGCGTCGTTCTGGATCGTGAGCGCCTCCCGCGTCTTCCCGACGTACGCGATCCCGTAGGGCGGGTCGGTGACGAGGAGGTCGGCCCGCTCATCGCCGCAGAGCGCCTCCCAGACGAGCGGGTCCGTCGCATCGCCAACCGCGAGCCGGTGATCGCCGAGGAGCCAGACGTCGCCCGGCTGTGAGCGCGGGTCCGCAGGCGGCAGGCTCGGCTCGGTGTCCGCGCCCTCGCCCGGCTCCGGCTCGGGGGCCTCGTCGAGCCCTGCGAGAAGGTCGTCGAGGTCGTCGCCATCGAACCCCGTCCCGGCCAGACCGTCATCGGTCCCCGCGAGCTCCTGCAGCAACGCGGCCAGCGCGCCGTCGTCGTTCGTCGCCAGATCGTTCGTGCGGTTGTCGACCAGCACAATCCGGCGTGCCTGCTCGTCGTCCACGTCCAGGAACGACACCGCGACCTCGGACCACCCCAACTGCACCGCGGCGCGCAGCGTGTGGTTCCCCGCCAGAACGTGACGAGTGGACCGCTGCACCACGAGCGGCCGGTACTGCCCGTGCGCCTGCAGCGACTGGCAGATCGCACCGATGTCGCCCTGCCGGGCGTTGCCCGGGTACGGCACGAGGTCCCCAACCGGGACCCGCTCGACCGCCAACCCGTGCGCCTGCAGGCCGCTCATCGCGCCACCGTCCGCGGCCGCGCACCGGTCTTCGCCGAAGCGGCGTCGAGCAGATCGGCGAGCAGCCCACCGTCCGGGCCCGCCGACCACCCGCGCACGAACAGCACCACGTCGCGCTCGGCGAACGCGAGCCCTTCCATGTCGCGCGCTCGGGTGAGCAACCGTGCACGACCGGTCGGGATGCGCTCATCCATCAGCGCCGCACGACCCGCACGCTCGGTCCCCGCGACCACGAACAACCGCGGCGGACTCTCACGCTGCCGAAACGACGCCAGCGGGTCGTCGTGAACGAGGGTGCGCTGCGCGCCAAGCGCCATGCGATCCATGCCCGGCACCATGCGCCCCCCAACGGTCACGCCCCCACGACCACCCACCCATCCCACCGCTCAGCCCTGATCGGAACCCGATCCCGCCGCACCTGCAGGTGCACCCGCCGCACCAGATCCGGCGGCCGCCGATGCTCCGCCGCCATGTTCCGCGCCACGAGCTCGCCGTACGGCACGTCCCCGAACCACACCCCAACCACCGGCCGGCCCGCCCCAACCGCGACCGACCGCAGCGCCGCGCGAAGCCGAAACGACGACCCGGTCGTGTCCAGCACCAGCGGCCGCCCGTCACCCGCCGCAGCCGCCGCACGGGCGTCCGGCAGGAACCGCGCCAACGCGACCCGATGCAACTCCCGCGACCACCTGCGCCCCGGCCTGTAGTCGTCGAGCTGTCCCGCGTCAAGGAATCCGCGCAGCTTGGCGCGTTTGAACTGGGGTGCTGAGGTCGGTTGAGGGTTTGGCGTCCGGATCGTCGGGCGGGATGCGTGGGGCGGGCTCGGCGAGGTAGGCGC